ATTCGTGGTCACGGACGACAGGTTCGCAGCCTTGTAGCCGACTTCCAGTTCGGTCCGGAACACGCCGAAATCATAGCCGATGATGCCATCGACATCCAGGCCGGTGCTGTGGTCGGTCCGGAGAGCGTTCGTGGCGGTGCCCAGATCCCAATTGGAGTCCTCGATCAGCATGCCGCCGCCTTCGACGCCGACATACCAGGCATCGTCCTTGGCGAAGGCCGGTCCCGCCAGGGCGGTCGAAGCGAGCCCCATCACAATGGCAAGCTTGCGCATAATAATCCCCTTTCAATAGTTGTCTCAATAGAGACAGGCTTAACGTTCTAGCGAACTCATTATTTCCACGCAACATCACATAAATATAGATTGTTGCGTGAAAGTAACACTTAGCTGTTGGTTAACAAATTCGCCTCGCTCTAGTTGCGCCCCTGAAACGCTCGGCACGGGAGATGGTTTCACACCCATTCTAATTTTCGATCAGGCCATGCGCGCGCAGTGCGGCGAGCGCCGCGTTGAGCGCGGCCCGCGCCTCGGCATCGATCTGTGCGCCGCCCGTCGCATCGGCGATCGCCGGCCGCCGAGCCACCAGCATCGGCTGGCCCTGCACGGTGAGGCCGCTGACCGGAAACACCCCGCCGGACCACTCGCTTCCGGTCCAGCGCGCATAGAATTGATCGCTCGCGACCCACACCAGAATACCGGGAAGAGGCGCAAGAAAGCGCCATCCTCCGGTACTGAAGGCGGCCAGTTTGAATGCCTGTCCGGCCCATATGCCAGTAGGGTTGCCGCCCAGGATCCAGGCCTGTCCTTCGATCGGGACGGCGGGCGGCGTCTCGGCATTCATCGCCAGCACGGCCGGCGCCACATAGGCGTCGATTTGCGCCAGGGCCTCGTTGTGCGTGAGTTCCTTTTGCGCCTGGCCCGCCATGAGAAACGGCAGGCCGAGCCGGAGACTTGTTTCGGACATTGAACCTCCTTGAGTGCCGTCCGGCCGGGCGAGCCAGTGGATGAAAGCGCCTGGAAGAAATCTCGTCCGGAACGGACGAACGCCTAAACCGGAATGGTGAAAGTGCGTGTCGCCTGTCGCCCCGCTCCCGCAACTGTGCTGAATTGGCACAGCGAAACGCTGAAATCCTGCACGAGCTGACCGGCGTCGGCGATCTGTTCGGACGCAATATAGGAATAATTCGGGGAACCGGGTTCCACGGTCCGCGCCGCTCCCGCCAGCGGGGCGATCGTCAGGCGATAATGTTCCGCCTCTTCGCCGAGCGGCGCATCGACGCCGTCGATCCAGTTCCATCCCGCACGGCTTCTCCGGATCCACGCCAGGTGCAGGTCGCCATTCGGCTGGCGCCGCGCTGAAAGATGCACCGGCGACGGCGGCAGCAGCGCACGGCCGGCGAAAAGGACCTGCTCCACCGCAACCGCGCCGGGATCTTCGCCCGGACCGGCAGCGCGGAACAGCAGTCTGCCGCCGATGCTGCCGACCGGCGGGTCGAAGCGGGCCAGTCGTGCCGGCTCGATCAGGACAAATCGCTCGCCGATCTGGTGCGTATCCATCGCCCATTCGGTGGCGCGCCGTCCGCGCAGCAAGCCGCTCAACCGGAACCGACGGCCGCCAAGCGCCTCGGCCTGCTCGAACTGGATCAGCTCATCACCGAGGAGAGCGATATTGGCGCCGGCAAGCAGACTGGCCCACGACCGCCCCTCCAGCCACATGCCGTCGCCCAGCAGGCTGACATCGATGCTGTTGCGACGGTCCTGAACGACAGATGCGCCGGGTGGCAGCAGCGTGTCGGCGACGCCCATCACGCTCGCGGCATTCGCCGTGGCAAAGCTGTGCCAGCTCGCGCCCTGGTCGAGGCTGATCGAGAGATCGGCCCTGCGCCAGACCGCGCCCGATCCCGCTACGGCTACCCACAAGGAAGGCGTACCGGATGCTTCGTCGAACAGCGGCGGAATATCCATCACCGAACTGACGGTCGGGCCTTGCGCCAGGCTGCTCTGCACGATCGACCGCCCGGCCTCGGCTTCGAGCGCGATCTGGCCTGAAGCCGCGCCATCGCCTTCAAGCGCCAGCTCGATGCCCGTCCGGTCGAAGGTCCATTCATGCACTCGCCAATTGCCGGACTGGCCGGGCAGGTCGATCAGGTCGCCGGGCCGCAGGCAGCACCAGCGCCACGGCACCCTGATCTTCGCGGTCGCACGCCGCGACCAGCTCTGCGCCAGCCGCCTGTCGGCAAGGGTCTTGGCCTGTCCTGCATCCAGCGCGGCGGGAAGCTCAAGGCGCTGATCCAGCCCGCCGCCCGCCCGCCGCGAACGTTGCAGGCCGGGTTGATAATCGCGGTCCCGCTCATAATAGATGATGCTCACTTCAGCCGGCAGCTGATCGCTCGATGTCCGGTCGACGAAGAGAGTCGGCTCATCCCTGCGCCTGGCCTCATGCCCTCCCCGCGCGCCGAGATCATGGGCCGGCAGCACCGCCGATGCGGCTGGGCCGGTGGTGGTGATTTCGAGCCCATCGACGCCGTCGATCAGCCGGATCGGGTTGATGTGATCCAGCATCTCGATCGAATCGCGGAAACTGCCGCCGCCGCTGATGCCAAGGCCGTATAAAAGTTGATCGCCTCCGCTTATCGCGGCTTCCATGCCTGCCTCGGCATTGAGATCGATCAGCACGGCGTGAACGCTGGTCTCGTTCGGGTCGGCCTCGATCTCGAAGCTCAGCGACGGGATATGGTTCGCGAACTCGGCGAGCTGCAGATCCTCGAACACCGCATAGGCGATCCCCCGATAGGCGGGCGCGTTGCCGATGCCTTCAACCGACGCGATCAGGGGATCGATCGCCTGATCCTCGGTGCCGGTGTAAAGCCGCATCGCCGCGGGCACGATCCAGTTCCCGCTTTCACCCCGGATCAGCTTGCCGTCGGCCCAGATTCGCCGCACGCCCCGGATCGGCCGGTCTGAAAGCGCGACCGCGAAGGACGCCGCGTAACTGTAACTGGTCGTCTTGGGCCTGCCCTTGCCGCCTCCGGACGTTTGCGCCGTCTCTTCGATGTCGGTCGCCCATATCACCGATCCCGATGCGCGGACTCGCCCGTAGAGCCTCGGGATCGGTTGGCCATAGGCCGAGCTCTGCACCGCAAGCTCGCCGAGGCGCGGGCCCTGCCGCCGCTTCGATCCGAACAGCCCCGATACCGGGGCGAACCCGGCGATCGAGGCGACGACCCCGGCGATCGGGCCGGCGATCGCTGTCGCGACGGCGGTAAGGACGAGCGTGGCCATGGTTCAGCTCCCGGTCTTGAGGCGCCAGGCCGCCACAACCGGCCAGGGGGATGGCGCAGGCGTCTCCACCACCCGCCGCAGCCCCAGATGGGCATGGACGAAGCCATCCGGGGTCAGCACCGCGAGATGCTTCTGGGTTTCGCCGGTCTTCAATAGGATGAGGTCACCCGGCGCCGCACAGGCGGGCGCAACCGCTTCCAGCCCTAGTGCCGCCATGAACCGCTCGATGCGGTCGTCGGGGTCGCCGGACAGCGCATAGTCCGCCGGCACCCTCACATCGATCCCGGCCGCGTGCGCCGCGACCTGCGCCACCCCGATGCAATCCAGCCCGACGCCGGGCAGCCGTCCCTGCAGCCGGAACGGAGTGCCGACGCAGCGCCGCACCGCCTCGACGATCGCCATCCGCTTGCTCATGTCACAGCCCCGGATAGCGGGTCAGCAGATCATTGCCCGGCACATGCGGCTCGCCCCGGAAATTGACCGCGTTCGCGAAACGATCCCGGCAGGTCGCAAAGGCCTTGTTGCAGCCTTCGCGCAGTTCGACGGTGAGATCCGGCGCGCTGCCGAAGGGCGGCGGCTCGCGCAGCGTCACCGAAGCGCCCGATGACGCCACAATCTCGGACTCGAAGCCGGCGTTCGCGCCCTCGATCCAGCGCAGCCGCCCGCAGGCATAGGCGTTGGGGCTGGGCTCGCTCTCCGCAAGCGTCAGCGTCACCGGATCGGCCACCGCGACGATCCGCACCATCCGGGTCCGCGCGGCAAGGTCGACGCGGCACCGGCGATCGCCGAGCTGGGCCCGGCATTCGGGCGACATCTGCTCGGTCACCGCGCGGTCGAACCGGCTGGTCTCGCGCCGCATCTCGGCGGCAAAGCCGTTGTCGTTCCGCCGGATGTTGCCCAGCGTGCCGCGCGCGATTCCGATGCACAGCGTCTCCGGCGCTTCCCAGTCGACCAGGAACACCGCCACCCGCGCCTGATCGTAGCGGCCGGCCTCAAGATCCTGCGCCGCGATCGCGTCCGAGGTCAGGGCGCCGGTCACCTCCATGGCGGCGGCGTCGAAGCCGTCGTTGAGGCTGATCGCCGATGGCGCGATGCCCGGGCTGGCGCGATAGACCAGCCCGTCGATCACGAGGTCGCGATCATGGCTGGTGAAGCCCAGCGCGACGCCATCGGCACGCAGCAGCTTCCAGCAGAAGGCGAGGCTGGTGGTCGCCGCCGCCAGCCGCGCGGCGGCCTCGGGCTGAAGCGGGATCATCGCTCAGTCCTCCCGCACTTCAATCAGCGGCACGCTCGGCACCTCGCCCGCCCGGTAGCTGTGGAGCGAGACCTCCAGCCGGTCCTCGGCGAAGCGCACCGGAACGTCGAAGCGGTATCCCGCCGTCACCGCCGCGCCCGCTGCGGGGGGCGCGTCGAACGAAATCCAGCCGCCCTCCTCCGCCGTCCATCCTGTCGTCAGTTCGATCCCAGCCACCGCCACCCGGACCGTGCCCGCGCGCGGGCGGGTGATCCGCCGAATTTGGGCGTCGCCCGCCTCGCCATAGGATTTGATCAGCGCGAAGCGCGTCGTGATGCCGTCGCCGGTGCCGATCGCCTGATCGGTCGCCGCCGGAACGCCGGTCATGCCGCCCGAACTGTCGTCGAACGGGTCGCGGAAGCGGAAGCCGATGGCCGCGCCGCGCCTTGCCCGGAAGAAGGCGATCAGCGCCGCCACATCCTCTTCCGATCTTATCCCCGGCCCGGCGTCGAATTGCAGCCGCGCATCGGCCCAGTCGGCATTGCGCTGCTCGTGACCGGAGGCGGTGCGCACCACCGCGGTCGAGAATTCCGGCGTCACGCTCGCGCCCTTGCCAAGGCCGATCGGGAACAGCACGTCGTGAAAGGCCTGCAACGCCCCCTCCTCTTGCTCGTCGAAATGCACGAAGCCGTCGCGCAGGATCTGCGGCGCGGCCCACAGGAAGGTCTCGGCGACGCCGCGATCCCGTCCCGCCTCGGCGGCCGCGTCGATATGCCGCCATTGGCCTTTCTCAGCCGGGTTCAGCACGAATCCTGCAAAATAATGCTGTTGCGCCGGCGGGTAGCCGAGCCGCGCCTGCACCGCCGCCGCCGCGCGCCGCGACGCGCCGATGTCACCACGGATCACGAAGTCATAATCTTCCAGCTGCAGCACATCGAAGGCCGGGTGCGCCCAGCCCGCCGGCATGTTGGCGCGCGTGAGTTCGGGCGCCGCGGGATCGAGCACCTGCGGCGCATAGAACAGCAGTGACACCGCGCATCCCGGCGCTTCCACGGGCACCGCATCCCTCAGCGCGAGAGTCGAAGCCGCCAGCAGATCTCCCGCCATGTCGAGCAGCGCGAGCTCAGCAGGCGACAGTGCCGCCCGCGCCGTCGCGATCACCGGCGGATCGCCACCGAACGCCGCCTTCGCGGCATCGTCATAGAGGCAGACATGCCCGTCGCCGCGCACCCACCACCAGGGCTCGCCGATCTGGAAACGCGGCGCCTGTCCGGCGGCGACCGCGAGGCCCACGAACGCCCGCGCGACCGCCTGCAGATAGCCCATCGCTTGCGGATTGGCCGGCGACAGCAGCGTCGATGGCGGCACCCAGCCGGTCAGCGCCGGCGCGCCGTCCGATCCCCTTTGCTTCCACGCCGCCGGGCAATGCGCGTCCAGCAGCTCGTAGGAAAGCGACAGGATCAGGCCATAGCCCAGCGCCTTGGCGCGCGCCGCGAAATCCTGGTGCCAGGCGATGGTCGGCGCGTTGAGCACGCCGCCTGCGGTCTGAACCAGATAGGCCCCCGCCCCGGCATCCCAGCCGAGCCGGAAATAATGGCTCATCCCGACATAATGGTTGATCACGCCGCGGTAGCCGAGATGCAGCGCATTGCGCAGCATCCGCGCGGGCGTGATGTTATAGCTGTCGTCGAACCCGCTCGCGAGCCTGAGCCCGTGCGCCGGCACCATCGCGTCGCCGATCGCGAGCACCGCGCCGCCACCCTCGCAGGCGATGCCGGTGATCTCCACCCAGGCGTCGACCGGCGCGGCGAGCGGCGTGGCGGCCTCGGCATAGCCCGGCGGCGCCAACGAGACGAACAGCCGATCGATGTCGCCGGCGAACACCGGATCGGCTTCTCCCGGCAGCAGGAAACCGCCGTCCAACGCGTCGAAATCGAGCGCCACCTCGGCATCGCCGGGCGCTCCCACGGCATAGTTCCAGAGGCGCACATACCAGCTTCTGGCCACGCCCAGCGCATCGCGCCCCTCGATCGTCAGCGTCGGGCCGTTGACCGCGTCGAGCGGCAGCACGCCGCTCGATCGCCAGCGGAAGCGCAGCGTGCAGCCCCGGAAATCCCGCGCCGTCTCATAGCCGAGCAGCGGGTGATCGATCCGGTCCTCGGCCTCCCAGATCAGCCCCGCCAGATCGGCGGCGCTGTGGAAGACCGCATCGACCCTCAGCGCATCGGGCGCGGTGGTCGTCACCGCCGCCATCATCGGCCGCGGGAAATTGACCGTCCAGAAGCGCGGATCGAACCGCTTGATCCAGTCCTTGCGGATCTGGTCCCTAACCTTGGCGAGCCACCAGCCCATCGCTCAGCCGTCCGCCCGTTCGAGCGCGCGCCGCACCGCGCGCGCCACCTGATGGCCGGTGCGCGCCATCTGCCCGGCGCCGCCCTCTGCCGGCGCGGCGACATTGACGGTGATGCTGACCGGCCCGCGGGTGGGAGCAAAGCCCGCCTCGATCCGCCCGCCGGAGCCGGGCACGAACAGTTCGGGCCCGCGCTCGCCGACCATATAGGCGCGGCCGCCGGTCACCGGCCCGCCCGTCGCGCGGCCGGGCGCGCCAAGCAGGCTTGAGAGCAAAGTCGTCGCCAGGCCGATGAGCCCGCCCCCGCCCGATCCGCCGCCGGTTCCGGCCGATGCCCGGGCGATGTCGGAAAGGACGCCGATCGCCACCCGCTTCAAATCGTCGAAGCCGAATTTTCCGGTGCGCACCGCGCGCTCCAGCGCAGTCTCGATCCTGCGTCCGGCGCGTTCGGCGCCAACGCCCAGCGCGCCGTCAAGCTGGTCCCTCATCGCCATGACATCGCTGGCGAAGGCCTGGGTGTCGGCGCGGACGCTGATCACCAGCCGGTCAAGTTCGTCATCCATCGGGGAATTGCTCCATCAGGGAGGCAAGGTCCTTGGCGCTGATCGCATCCTCGCTTTCGGGCTCCATCGCGCCGAGCACGGCGGCCAGCTCCGCCGGGGTCGCCCGCCAGAAGTCCTGCGGCCGCCAGCCGATGAGGACGCCGGCCAGCCCCGCCAGCCGGCCCGCCCGCTCCGCCAGAAAGCCGCTCATCGGCCCTGCAGGATCTGGCCGAGCAGCACGCGCAGCGCCGGCATCAGCCGCGCCAGACCCGCCTCCGCCAGGCTTTCCGAAAACCGCTCACGCCCAAGCCCCTCGGGCCTCGGATCGAGGCAGTGCCAGAACAGCGCCGCCAGTTCGCTCAAGGCCAGCCGTCCGTCGGCGGCGCGGTCGACCAGATCGAACAGCGGCCCGATCTCCGCTTCCGCCGCCACCAGCGCCGTGAAGCTGGGGCGCAGCCGCAGCGTCAGGCCGCCGACCGTCAGTTCGGCTTCGCCGCGTATGGGGTTGGCGATCACAGCACCGTCACCGCGCCCGAGGATTCGAGCGCCAGCGTGTAGGTCCGCTCGCCGTTGAAATCGCCGGAATAATCCAGCCGGGTGATGAGGAAGCGCCCGCGCATCCGCTCGCCGCTCTCGAAGCTCACCTCATAATCGTCGAGATCGCCATTGAGCGCGCTCGTCTTCAGCCGCGCTTCCGCCGCCGATCCGGTGAACACCCCCGCGCCGCTCACCGACACCGACCGGACGCCCGCGCCGGACAACAGCTCGCGCCACCCGCCCGACCCCTTGTTGGTGATCACCACCGCCTCGCCGTTGATCGAAAGCTGCGTGGTCCTGAGACCCGCTACGGTCTGATAGGTCGGCACAACCTGTCCGTCGCCGACCTTCAACAGGAAGGCGCTGCCCTTTTCGGCTGCCATATGAATTTCCTTTCAGCTAAAAATGGTCCGTTCGTCCCGAGCAGCGTCGAGCCAGGCGAGACGCGCCCGTCGAGGGACAAATGGCAAGATTGTCTCCCCTGATCGTCATGCCAGCGCAGGCTGGCATCCATTCGGCGGTCGCGCCGTCCCGGAACAAGTCGGCATGGACCCCAGCCTTCGCTGGGGTGACGGCTTGGAAACAAGTTGAGGCGGTGCCCAAGACTCACCCTGCCTCAAGCGTCTTGGCGCGCAGCTCGATCACGCCCTGGTCGGGGCCCTCTGGGTCGCGGATCACCAGGCTGCGGCCAAGGCGCATCACCACCAGCCGATGGCCGTCGAGCGCGGCCGGAATCGCCAGCGCGGCGCGTTCGGCGGCATCCATCAGCTGCCGCAGACGGATACTGTCCGGCTGGTCGTCCCACAGCGACAGCGACAGCCGATGCTCGCGTCCCGCGCCGCTCTTGTGGCCCCAATCACTGCCGGTCCACGGCCCGAAACACAGATAAGGACAGGCCTGCCCGGGCGGCGGCGTATCGAACACGCCGCTCAGCGCCGCAGCCAGAACCGGATCGGCCTTCAGCGCCGCCACCAGCGCCTTCTGCAAGGCAAGCTCGGCGCTGCTCATCGCTCCCTCCCGTCCTTGAACGTGGCCGCGAAATCCATCAGCCGCGGGTCGCCGGGCCGGCCGCGCCGTCCCCACAGCCGCCAGCGCAGGCCGCGCCCCGAAAGCGCCACGCCCTCGGGAACCCTCGTCACCACGACATCATCGGGAAGCAGCATCGGCGCCGCAGCGACCATCCGGTCGATCAGGCGAACGCGGCGGCGCTCGGCCAGCCTCTGCACCCGCTGCATCATGGCCGCACCTCGACGATCAGCGTCTGCCGGTCGGGTGAGGTAGGATCGGCCTCGACCCGGAGGATGCTGAGCACCTCGTTCCGCCAGCGCAGTCGGTGGAGGAGGCTGAGCCTCGGCTCGGAGCGCAACGTCACGCGGTAGCGCCGCCGCGACGAACGGCTGTCCGCCTCCGCGCTTGGGGCAAGTTCGATCGGGCGGATCGAGGCCCAGCGGTCACCCTGCGGGATCCAGGCTCCGGTCGCCGCGCCAAGATCATCGCTGCTGCCCTGCCACAGCTCCAGCGTCACCCGTTCGTTGAGCCGCCCCGCCAGCTCGCCGCTCATCTGAGACGCATCCGGCGCCAGGGCCGCCATAGCGCGGTGACGGCGGCGGGCGGTCCGGCATCTCCGGCCGCGTCGCGATGGGCGTGGAAATGGCCGACCAGCCGGACGATGCCCTGCCGCAGCGCCTCGGGAATGCCGTTCCAGTCGGCGCCCATGCCCGCGGAATAGCCCACCTTCACCCGCGCGGCGGAACCGGGCAGCATCACCCGCACCCAGCCGTCGCCATTGGCGTCGATATCCACTCCATAGGCGTCGGCGGGCAACAGGAAGGCCGCGCCTGCCGCCGGCAGGCCCTCCAGCGGCCCGATCGATCGCACCGGCGTCAGGCTCAGCCGCCGCCATGCGCCCGAGGCCGGGATCGTCTCGTCGGCCTGCCGCGCCAGCAGGGTCTGTCCGGTGAAGGCCTCGCACAGTCCGGTCGCCGACCGCACCAGCCCGGCCAGCAGCGCGTCTTCCGCGTCATGGTCGATGCGCAGATAGGCTTTCACTTCCGCCAGGCTCACCGCCAGCGCGCCCGGCTCCAGCACGGTCGCCGCCATCAGCGTTGCTCCACGCGCACGGTCAGCGTCCGCTCGTCGCCGCGCCCGTCGGAAAGGGTGATGCGGTTGCCGACGCGATAGACATGGCCCGGCAATCCGCCGCCCAGCGTCGCCATCGTGCGCTGCCCGTCATTGATGCTGGATTGGACGACGATCCCGCCCGGTTCGGCGGGCTCGACGTTCCACAGGCTCGAGATGATGCTCTGGCCGCCCAGATAATTGGGCGACCAGTCGATCGTCCAGTCGAGGCTGGCCTCGGGATCCTTGAGATAAAGGCTCATGGCTCATGCTCCTCAGGCCGGATCGGCGAGTTCGATGGCCCAGGCGCCGAAATTGACCGTGCCGCCGGCGGTCAGCGCCGTCGCCGGGCAGGTGGTGACGTAGAGGAGGCGCGACAGCGCCTCGTCGAGCAGCGCGACATGGGTCGCCGATCCGCTCGCCGACACCGCGATCGCGGATTTCGCCGCGACCGTCAGCTTGCGTCCCGACACAGCGCCCGCCGCCAGCGCGAAGTCGGCGGGCGCCATGGCGACGCCCGCCAGCGCCCCGCTGGTCGCCGCGGCGAAACTCGCGGGCTGGCTGGCGAGCGCCACCATCTTGGAGGCATGCGTGCTCACCACCGCCAACGCGCCGTCAAGCACGTCGGCATGGACCGACTTGGCCATGTTCTTTCTCCTGATTGTCCTCGAAAAAACCGGGCGTAGCGCCCTGATCAATCACCGTCATTCCAGAAGCCGATTTTCCTGAAATCTATGATTTCATTGGAAAATCGAGCTGTCTGGAATCCATGAACACTGCATTCAAGATGAGGCCTACCGAACGTACAGAACCCTGTTGTCGGGCGCGATGGCCGCTCGCCGTGCCTCCTCCCCAATCCTGAGGAGGCGGTTGCCGGAAAGGGCCGGCTGGCCCGCGCCGTTCATGCTCAGCAGCGTGAGGCCACTGGCCATACCGTGAAGACCCGCCGCGCCGGCGATGAGCGGCACGCCCGTCCCCGCGAGGATCGGCGGATCGTCACCAAGGCCGTGCCCCGCTGGGTCGATCGCGAGCGCGGCGGCGACAAGCGCGCTCAGCGCCGGGCTCTCGGCCATATGCGCGTGTGCCGCCCCATCCACCGCCAGCGGCGACGATGCGGCAAGCGCCGCTGCCTCCGCGCTATGTGCATGGACAGAGGCCGCCGGTCCAATCGGTGTCTGTGCCGCCAGGCCCGGGCTTCCGCCGCTGTGGCCATGGCTCGCACCGGCGGGTGCGAGCACCGCCGCGCCGCCCTCAGACGCAGTATCCTGGATGACGACATTGCCCATCCACGGATCGAAAGCGCCGCCCGCCCGTATCCCTGCGATCGTGCCGTTGATCGCGGCGTCGCAGCTGGTCGTGACCAGAACGCTGTCGTCGACGGCCGATCGAAGCGTGATCGTCGTTCCCGCCTTGCGCAGCTTGTAGCGGGTGCCGATGTTCTGCGGCGCCAGGTCGGTGAGCATCGTGTCGACGCCGGCCAGGCGTTGATAGATGCGGCGATTGCCGATGCCGTCATGCCGGATATAGACGTAATTGTTCGAATCCACCCAGCCGACGATCGCCCGGCTGGCGGTATTCCCCGCGCCTTCATAATCATAGACGATCTGATGGTTCGGGCTTGCCGTATCGAAGCCATAGACCGACGAGCCGCCCGAACCGGTCGAGGCGATGCCGTTACCGTCCGCGCCGATGACGG